AGGTAAATTATGAGTGAAATAAAAGTAAATAAAATTAGTCCAAGAACAAATTGTGGTACAACTACATTAGGAGATAGTGGAGATTCTTTTGTTATTCCTAGTGGTGTAACAATCACGAACAATGGAACGCAGACAGGTTTTGGTAGATCTGGATCTGTAGATTGGCAGACAACTCCAAAAACTGCAACATTCACAGCAGTAAGTGGAGAGGGTTATTTTATAAATTCAGGAAGTGCAATAACAGTAAATTTACCTGCTGGATCAGCAGGAGCGATAGTAGCAGTTTCTGATTATGCAAGAAATTTTGCAACATACAATTTAACAATTAGTCCAAATGGATCAGAAAAAATTGGTGGTGTTGCAGCAGATGCAACATTAAATGTAAATGGTCAAGCAGCAACTTTTGTTTATGTTGATTCAACAAAAGGTTGGATTAATGTTCAAAACGCTGAAGATACAGAAAAAGGCGTAAATCCTTACATAGTAGCAACTGGAGGAACTATAACAACTTCAGGTGATTTTAAAATTCATACATTCACAGGACCAGGAACTTTTACAGTGACTTGTGGCGGAACACCTTCTGGCTCTAATACAGTAGATTATTTAGTAGTAGCAGGAGCAGGTGGTGGAGGAGGTAACGGAGGCGGTGGTGGAGCAGGAGGAGCTAGATTTTTTGTTGCACCAGGTTGTGCACCAGGAGCACCAGCTTTGCCTCGAAACGGACCAGCGGCATTACCAGTTTCAGCACAAGCCTATCCAATTACAGTTGGTGGTGGAGCAAACGGTAATCCTGGTGTTGGATCTAAAGGATCAAATTCAATTTTTTCAACAATAACTTCTAATGGTGGTGGAGGTGGAGGATCCGGACCAAGTGCACCAAATAATGGCCCTAATAATACTGACACCGCAGGAGGATCAGGAGGTGGAGCAGGAAGAGATTCTGGACCACCAGTCAATCCAAGTAGTCAATACGGTAGAGGAAATACTCCTCCAACTACTCCAGCTCAAGGAACAGATGGTGGTAGTACTGGTCATAGCGGTTGGTCAGGTGGTGGTGGTGGCGGTGGATTTATAGGTGCAGGTGGTAATGGGGGTGGTAATAATAGTTCTGGTAATGAAACAGGAGGAAATGGTGGAGCAGGAGGTGGACTTCCTGCAGCAGTATTTGGATCAAATGGTGTACCTTGTGGATCATATAGATATTATGCGGGTGGTGGAGGTGGTGGTATAGATGGATCAAATTCAAGTGTACCATCTTCAGCAGCAGGTTTAGGTGGACTTGGAGGAGGTGGTAATTCAGGTGTAGTTTCTGGTGTATCACCCTATGGACCGAGAACTGCAGTTGCTGGAACTGCTAACACAGGCGGTGGTGGTGGCGGTCAATTTTCAGGTGGATCTGCTGCAAATGGAGGATCTGGAATAATAGTAATAAGATATAAATTTCAAAATTAATATGTATTTACTGAATTTAAAAATTAATATATAAGGAGAAACATTATGGCACATTTTGCAAAACTAGGAGCTAACGGAAAAGTTATTCAAGTA